GCCGACAACAGCTCGGGCGGCATCGAATCGCGGATCGCCCGGATCATCTCGTGGTTGCTGGTCAGAACCTGTTGCAGTCGGTTGTCCGGCTTGAACCGAACGATCGGCTCCATGTCGACGAACGGGGTATAGACCACCTCCAGCTGGTCGGGATTGTGCATCCCGATGTACGTCCAGATGCCTTCGTCGTCATCGTAGAAGCAGTGTGGACACACCTCGCCGATGACCAGGAACTCCTTCACGAAGTACGGCAAAAGCGCGCGGAAGTTGCAGATCTCGCACATCCGCTCGTAGGTGTCCTTGACCTCGCCGTCGACGCCGTCGCCGCTGAGCTCGAAGTCGCCCCACGGCAGCTCGGCGTACATATCGACGCCGTTGCCTACGACGGCGTCCAGCTTGTAGAACAACCGCCAGTAGATGTTGGCGAGGTTTCGGTGGATCGGGTAGTTCTGTCTGTCCGGGCTTTCGAACTCCGGCTGGTAGGGCCGCTGCGTTTGCTGGAAGTTGCGGTAGCCGCCGGCGCCGCCCGTCCCGATCTGGCCGCCGTAGGGCAAGTTGTATGGCGAGCCTCGTCGGGCCCCGCCCGCTTGCCGGCGCATGTCATAGTGGTGACGCTGCGCCTGCTGAAAGCCTGCGCCAGCGTTGGGCGCGAGCTGTGCGCCTTGCGGCAGCATGTCCTTGAAGAAGTCCTGCGCGCGCCCCGGTCCGCCGGTGCTGGCCATCTTCGGCACGAAGTTTTCGAACCGGTCACGGAGCTTCGCCGACTCGGCCGGGCTCCGTCCGTGCATCCAGTCGCCGCCATGCCAGGCGAGCGGCACGGGCCGTCCTGGCTGCCACGGAACCGCCGGCTCTTGCTGCCAGGGTACGTTTCCCACAGCTGCGTACGGGTTCGCTGCGGCCTGCTGTCGCTGTCCCTGGACGCGCATGTGCGCGCCAGCCATCATGTTGGCGCGGTACGCTTGCTGTTTCGGATCGCCGTAGGCGCCGTGAATGCTGATGTCACTCATCCGTAGAGCGCCTCCTCAAGCTCGGGCGGCCGCGGTATGTCTCGGTCCTGGCGGCTGCCCCAAGGGTCGATGAAATCGTTACCACTTTCGGTCTGTCTCGACCAGTTACCTTCGCGGTCGGTTGCCTCGTCCTCTTCCGGCGCGCGGGGCACGCCCCCTTCGACAGCGAGCTCCTCCAGGATCGCGTCCCAGTCACCGTCGAAGGTGATGGCCTTGTCGTCGACGAAGTAGTCGGCCCGTGGCTTACGCCCGAGCCAGATGTCCGAAAACGGCACGCCCACCGACTCCAGGTGGTCGGCGATCTCGTCGGACCATTGTTGCATGGTCGCGTCGTCCAGGTCCTCATCGCCGAACCGAGCGGTGTAGATCGAGATGCGCCAGCCAAGCGCCGCGAGGTTCGACAGCGCTTCCACCGCCCCCGACAGCGGCGGCCCGAGCGGCAGTTGCATATCGGCGCTGCCATACTCTGGCGAGTCCGGCGGCGGCGCCTCCAAGATCGTCCCGTCCAGGTCCACTGCGATCCACGGCGCCCGCTGCCCGAGATGCACACCGGACTGGTCCTCGAACTGGTTCACCGACGAGTAGCTCTCGGGCCACAGCTTGTGCTGCGAATACGGTGCCTGCATGCGCTCTTCGGTGAGCTCCTTCAGGTTGGTGCCGACCTCCGCCTCGACGTCGAGCTCGGTGCCAGGCACGCCTGGATCGCGGTCGCTGTACGGGTGCACCTTCTTGTGCTGCGGTGCGTCCGGCGACCCTTCGTGGTACGGCATGCGCTGGTTGTGGTCCATCGTCAGGTTCTGCGGCGTGTCGAAGTCGCGCTGACCTGGATACTCCACCGGTTGGCGCACCGGCATCCGGACGGTCTGCACCGGATCCATCGTAGTAGTCGGCTGCTCATGGACGATCTCGCGCGGACTGCCTCCGCCCAGACCGTACGAGAGCCGCTGGAAGAACCGATCGTTGCGCCACAAGTCGCGTGCCATCAGCTCGGCTCCTCATCTTTCTTGCTGGGCAGGTGTGGCGTGATCGTCGCAGCGTCGAGGACGTTTTGCAGGAGCTTGCTCTGCCGAACGACGACGCCTTTCTCCTTCTTCTCGTCGATCAGCATCTTGAGCTGCCGGAACACGGACTCCTCGAAGTTGCCGATGCCGCAGAAGTCCTTCTTGAGCCCCTTCGCATACTCGCGCAGGTCCGCGTCTTCGAGGTCGCCGATGAGGTCGAGGTACAGGTTCACGCGGTTCCCTACGAAGTCGACGCCGAGCTCGTGGCTCATGATCTCATCGAGCAGCCACGACACGATGACCTCTACCTTGTTCTTGAGGTTGCTCACCAGCCACGTCCTCCCTGCCAGTTGCGAATGCCAGCCGACGGCGGGCTCACTACGGTGCCGCGACTGCCCCACTGCGCCGATCCGTGCTCTGCCTTGCGGCGAGCGCCACGCTTGCTGCGATCGTCGTACTTCGCGTTGAAGCCAGCGTGCTGCACCAGCTTGTGCGTGTGCACAGCCACCCGCGCGCAGTCGTCCGAGTTCCAGCCGCGTTCGACACCTTTGAGCGGGTTGAACACCTTGTTGGTGTCCGGGTCCTGCTGCAATCCGAGGAGCTCGTAGATGACGTTTGACTCTGGCTGCAGGTATGGCGGGTCCACAATCCATTCGAGCGGACGCTTGTAGTCCTCACCAGACTTGTCCATCTTGATGTCACCACCCGCCGGCGGCAGCATCCGGACCTTGCCGGAGAAGCAGTCGATCTTCCAATCGATGAAATCCTTGTCGGAGAGCGTCTGCTGCTCAGCGGGGATGCCGAGGTCGCGAATGTTCTGGATCAGCTGCACCGAGTTCCAACGGTCGAACGAGCAGAATGCGCAGTACATGAACGGCTTGAGGCCCTTCATCAGGTCCCGCACCGAATCGAAATAAACTTCCGTCCCGACGATGGGAAGGATCCGCACGAACCAGTCGTATACCGTCACGAGGATCTCGATCTCTTTTCCGTCCTCGTCCTCGCCCATGACTCGTTCGCCGTGCCCACAACAGCCGGCGAATGAGTCGAAGTTTTTGCCCGCGTCCCAGGTGATGTAGCGCGGCATGCGCTTGTCGAACATGCGCTCGCTGTGCTTGAGCCGCACCGCCATGTACTCCTGGCCGGTTGGGTCCATGCGCTCGTAGTATTCGAAGAACGACTGCGGTTCGAGATCGCGATCGATGGTGAGGTTGAACCATCGATTCTCATCGTGGATCAGCGGGTGCTCGGCGCCTGGTGGGTTCGCGCCGAAGTCACGCTCCGCGCCGATCGGATCCTTCTTGAACTCCGACTCGAACCCGGACCGCGGCTCCTTCGGGTTGAACTCCCACGTCGGGTAGCGGCGCGCGTACATGTCGTCGATCTCGGACGCGATGCGAAGGAGCTGCATCGCTTTGTCGTCACGAGAGATCGGCGATGTCACGCTCACCATCGACCCGAACCACGGCAACCCACCGTAGAGCCGTACGCGCGACCTGATCGTCCGCAGCGACGCTTCGATGGTCCGGTAAACCTCTTCGGCGCCGAGCGCGCCCTCGGTCTGCTTCATGCGGGCAAGCTCGTCCACGAAACCGTGGACCCGCGTCCGGCCCGCCTGGCCTGCCGAGTTGCTGTTGAGGCTGTTGATGATGAGCCGAACGTTCGGGTGCTCATTGATGATCGTCTTGGTGCCTTCGTTGTAGCGCCAAGGCTTCATGCCCGTTTTGGCCTGCTCCTTCTCTTTGCGCTTGATCCACGGAACGTACCGTTTGAACCACGGCGCGTTCCGGCGGAACCCGGTGTATTTCGCCCAGATGGTCGTCTCACCTTGGATCTGGTTCGACGCCAAGAAGGTGATCTCGAAGATCTCCGCCGGCGTGATGTCGAGGTAGCCGTGAATGCCGCCGGGCTGCCCGTGCGCCAGCGTGAGGAACCGATGCTCGGCGTACGTCCCGATGAGACCGGCCGTCATCGACTTGCCGGCGCGCATGCCGATGACCAGGTGCATCTGGTTGAAGCCGTGGAACAGACCGTCTTCAGTAAACTCACTTCGCGTCGTGCCGCACTTCGGGCACGTGTCTTCGAGGTTGTCGTTGTCCCAGACAAGCAGCACTTCCGATTCGAGGTACGACCGCGGCTTGCCCCAGCAATCGCCAGGCTGGCCGTCTTCGGTGCCGCCTTCGTTGCAGATCGGACAGCGGAGCTCGAAGTAATCGCGGATGGTCTGGTACGACCGATAGTACTCGTAGAGCGAAGGCGAATCGGCCCACTCTGCGCCGGTGCACCATTCGATGGCGTTCGGGGCCGGCACCGCGAGCAGCTGCCCCTCGACGTCGACTTCTTGCACGCGGTACGACGCGTCGCCAGTCAGCCCGGGACAGACCAAGCTCTTGAGCCGATCGCGGTCGATCGCAGGCGGCTCTGGTCCGTCTTCGAGCAGGGCGAAATTGGTGCGCACTACTTGAGATACTCCCCGTTGATCTTGGCGGACCAACCCATCTCTGGGAAGAAGACGTAGTAGCAGTCGTCGGTGCCGCACATGCTTCGCTGCACCTGGCCTTCGGTGCCAGCCGTCAAGTGCCAGCGCTGACCGTCCCGACCCACCACGTCGATGCCTTGGCGCAGCGTCACCTTGTCGCCGGCGCGGATGCCCGGCACCGGACGCTCAGCCCATTGCCGATGGTCGGGGGCGTCCTCTTCCATTGCCACGCGCGCCGTGCTGAACGACGGCATGTCTGCGACGTACTGACCGCGCATGGCAGACTGCACAAAGCCGGCCGTCATGAGCCTATTCGTCGGGCCGAAGCCGAACATTCCCGGGCGCACCAATGGCATCTGCACCGGAGGTCTGCGCTCCTCGGGCGGCGGACTGAACATGGTGCGGCGGTCTGGCACCGCGGCGTGGAACGTCCGCTCGTCGAGAATTTCGTCGAACGTCTCCTGCGCCATCGCTTTGACGATGCCCTGGTCGATGAGACATACCGGCTCCAGGACGCGGCTTGCCGTTACGATCACCGGCACGTCGACGGTGTGGTCGATGCCCGACAATGATCTGAAGGCCACCTCAACCACGATCGTTCCGTCGGTCATGGCGTGGGCGCCGTGCCCTGACTCCCGCACGAAGCCGACCGGGCGCGTCTCGTACGAAAGCGGCAGCCGATACTCCGACAGCGCGTCACGCACCGCCAGGATGGCCGCCTGGTTCGGATGCTGCGACCCGATGGGAACGCCGACAGCGTCGCCTGGATCGCGTGAATGCATGTTCCACTGCACAGCAGCCTGCATGCACCTCGTATCGCCGATGGCATCTCCAATACGGTCGTGGACCAACGCCTTCCGCCGGGCCCGCTTCAGCTGGCGCGCTCGAATGCGGTCGGGTGTGTTGTTGATCGCCCAGAGGTTGCCGTACAGGTCCATGTCACTTCCTCCGTTCCCGACTCATTTCGAGAACGTTTCCTTTGATTTCAACTTGGTCGGCCAGCCCCGCCAGCACGAACCCGTCGGCCAGCGTCTCTTGCCCTTCCTCGGTCATCATCAAGTCCAAGAGCGCAGCGCGCTGCGCCGGCGGCAGGTCTACCGCGTTGGCCCAGCGCGCAAGGTCTTCCGACGTGACGATGGCTTTTTCCGAAAGCTTGGACTCCGAGGTCACGTCCCGCCGCCAGTCAACCATCGGAACGCCTTGTTGCTCCCAGGTCGCCATCGAATCGAGCAGCCCACCAATGAACAATCCGGGATCTTCGACCGAGACTTGCGCCGTCATGCGAACATTCGGTCCTACATGTTCGACTTCGCCTGGTTGATACCCAAACTGCTGACGCCAACCTTCTTCGGGCTGGTCCATTGCGTTCGGTTGCTCATCGATCAATCGCTGATGGCGGAACCGCTCCTCGGGCGGGATGTCCTCCCGGGGCGTCTTCACGCCGCCGGGAAGCTCCGGCTCCTTGGTGTAGTAACCGCCACCCATCGGTGGGGCATCGGCCTCCACCAGCGTGCGAAGCAGATTGTACGACCCGCCCGCTGCCTGGATGCGGTGACCGATATCGATGCCCCAAGACAGACACGACCCGCCCGCGAGCTCGACGACCGCACCGCACACCGGGTGCGACCAGCGTGTACGGGAGCCCGGCTGTGCTGCGTGAACAACACGTCCGATGCGGCCGTTGGCTTCGACGAAGACGATGTCGATCGGGAACCCGACGGAGCCCATGTGGAACGTCGCGGCCCGCGCAACGCGGAACGGAAACAGCATACCCTCGCCGGGACCGAGTGGAGGGTGCCCCTGAAGTCCGCGTGCCTGCTCGCCTGCCGTTCGAGCAATGGCACACCACGCCACCAGCCGTCCGCCTAGATCGACGGCGACTCGTGGCTGGCTGGGCTGAAGGCCTCCACGGTAGCGTTCCTTCCTCATAGCGGGGCCCGCAAGTGCGTCTCCGCTTAGTTCAGCCGCTGCAGAACCACGACAACGGTGCCGACCGACGCGTCACTACCTGCTCGGAAGAACGTCAACGGAGCGCCCTTGGCAATGGTCGGGACCGTGCCGTCGGTCGCTGCCGTGTACGTGCCGTCGTGCCGCTGCAGACCTGCCACCGCCGTGATGTCGTAGTCCACCGACAGCTCGGTGCCAGCACCCGCCAGTGCATCCTGCAACACTCCCTTGGTGCACGCGGCGTCGTTGGTCTGCAGGTAGACCATCGAGTCCAACACCTTGGCAGCGAAAGGCATCGCGGCTTTCAGAACGGTGTCGTGGTCGGCTGCACCACCGGCGTTGACGAACGCTTTCGACATGACCGTCAGACCGCCCATGCCCTCTGTATCGGACACGAAGTCCGGCGGACTCGGAATCTGGTCCGTCGTCGTCGGGGTCACCGTGATGGAGATCTTCGGCGTCGACGCGTCGAGACATGCCCGAATGACGGGGTCGCGGTTGAGCTCATCGAGCGTAGCGACTTCGCCGACGTCGACGGAGTCACCACCGCCAGCGTAACCCTTCGGCTTCAAGTTGGCGCGGATGACGCGATCCGAGTCCAACTTCACGTCGAGAGACAGAGGCGTGCTCAGCTCGTTTTGAATGGTGATTGCTTTATCAGTCACTTTTGGTCTCCCTGTTTGGGCACGCGGCCCACGAAAGCGTTCTTGTCCGGCAGGAAATCGAACCGTCCGGGATTCGGAATGTGCTTTTGCGCGATCATCTCGACGACCTGTTCGTACAGCGTCTGAGCGGTCGCGGCCTCGTCCAAGATGGTCGACTTCGCAGCTTGATGTCGGTCCATCTCGGCGGCGTGGCGCTCCTCTTCACGAAGGAGGGCGACGCCGACCTGACAGATGCGCCGCCACGCTTTTTGAACCATCGCGGCGTCGTCCGCGGGCAGCTCGATGGTGCGTTCTTCTGTTAACGCAGCGGTCAGCTGCTCGAACGTCTCGCGCTCGACGTCATCAACGCTCAACGGCGTCGGTGTAGTGGCAGTCCCGTTCTGCTTTGCTTCTTCGGTCATGATGCCTCCTAGTGGAGATTGTAGCTCTCCTTGCTGGCGGCAATAGCACGTTGCGCAGCAGATTCGAACATAGGCAGAAGGTCGCCCTCACCGCCGTTGGTCAGCCCGGTGAGCGTGTCGATGTAGCGGATGAGGTCGTCGGGCGAGTCGCCACGCAAGAGGCGCTCGCGCATGTTGCGCAGGACGATCCCAACGTTGTCGGCGAGCAGTTGGAGCAGCCCTTCGGTGTGGCGAACCAGAATGACGCCCATGAGCTTCTCGCTGTTGCGCATGTCCGACAGCGACTTGAGTAGCTGTCGGCCTTCAGCCCAGACGCGCGTGATGTTCATGATGTCGTAGCTGCTGATGTCCTGGTTGCTCAGCGTCTTTTTGTTCACCTGCGTCTCGATGTAGTCGATGATCGGACGCAGCTTCTCGTAGAGCCGACGCATCTCGATGTAGTCGGTCTCGTAATGGTTGCCCTGCGGAGACACTGTCGTCGGTGGCGGCGGCTCGCCGGTTCCACCTTTCCACTCGTGACTGATTTTGGAGACGACTACGTGCCCCTGCAGGTGACGCATCATAGACTGGCGCGCTGGCTGAACGAGCCCTGCTTCCTCGAACAAGGGCTTCATCTTGTTCTGTAGCGGCAGTCCGCTGTAGCCCTGCCGGAAGAGCTCGTGCAGCACGTGGATGATCCCCGGCTCGACCTCGATCAGCTTGCACATCCGACAGACGTGGACGTACTTCTGTTCGAGCTCGGGAAACTCGGAGATGCACTCCGGTGGATCTTTGCGCGACCGGCCCATTATTGCTTCTTCATCGCCTCCCGGATCTTCTTCAGGATGGCTGTCTTGCTGCGCGCCCGCTTGAGGTCAAAGCCTCGGGCCTCAGCGAATTCACGCAGCTTCTTCTCGGTCCAGTCCATGCTCGGCTCGCGGTCGTCGTCCTCGTCGGCGGCCTTCGCCTCCTCGGGGGGCCGGAGCGTCGCTTCCACCGCGGCCGGTTTATCGTCCTTGGTGATCTCTTCTGCAGCCGCGGGCGTCTCGACTTTCTCTGTCGATGCCCGCGTCATGCGCGGCGCCTCCGGATCGAGCCCGACCTCCTCGCGTACGCGGTGCACACCGGCCGGCAACGCATTCGGCGGATCCGGTGGATTCAACGCGGCGTCCTGCGCGCGCGCCTTCTTGACGGTCTCGGCCACCACCGCTTCCTTCTCCAGCGTCTCGGGCAGCGGCGGGTGCTCCCGGATGAGGAGTCGCCCGCTGTTCTTGAAGGCTTGCGCCTCAGGTGACTGCGCCACGATGCGTACGGCTTCCGCGTAGTCGACCGCGAGCTCCTTGCAGACATCCTTGAACTGACCCGGCATGATGGCGATCGGCGTGAGCGTCAGGCCGCGGCGCAGCCGAATCGCCGTCTTGGGCGATAGGCGATGCAGGTGAAAGCTGAGCTGCGTATTGCCCACGTTGTACAGTCGCAGCGTTCGTTCTTCCTCAGCTGAGAGGGGCATGGTGCGTGACTCCTTCCTCTTCGATGATCTGCTCCGGTGGCAGCGCGCGAGCTTCGCTCGACCGGAACACCACCTCCGCGACGCCGGCGTGGGCATCGAGCCGCCGTACCCGCACGCGGCCGATGTTGCCGAGGTCGATCGGGTCCTTCATGGTCGATTGTCCCTTCACGAACGAGATGATGTTGTGCTCGACGTTCTTCGTCGACATCGCCTTCGTCTGTTCGGGTTCCCATACAACGTCACCCACGGCGTAGTCGCCGCGGCGGCGTAGATTGGTCAGCTGGAACCCGAGCGCTGCCTTCGCGGGCGGCCGGCGACCGGCGTAGTTGTCGGTCGCGCTCTGCTCGTGGTACGTGCCCGGCGTCGGTCCCGCGCGGCCCCACGAATCGTCAGCTCCGTGCTGCGGCCCCGCGTCTTTCGCGCGCCGCTTCTTCGCCACCTGGGTCCGCTCGAACCATTCCGGTTGCGTCTGCGGCTGTGCTGGTGTCGGTCCGGGCTGTTCGAGCTCGACCTCACCGTACCCTGGCTGGCCCCCGAACGTCGTCTCTGGTGGCAGCTCGATCGGCTCTATCGGCATCTGTCGCGTCTGCTGGATAGGCGGCAGTGGCGGCGGCTGCGCTCCGGGTTGTTGCTGCTGTTGTTCAGGCTGCTGCGGTGACCGTTGGAACTTCTCCTTCACCCGCTGAAGCAATCCTGGCTTCTTCTGGATCTGCTTCGTCAGCTGCTCGAACCCTTGCGGGTTGGTCTGCTGCAGATGCGTAGCGGCTGCTTGGAGTAGTTGCGTGACGTCCCCACCAGACTGCGCGAGCGCGTACGGGCTGTTCACCAGGAAGTCCACGACCATCTTGTCGATCTGCGCGCCAGCTCCGCTGTTGCGCGCTTGCATGAACTTGTCCAGGAGCCCACCATCACCAGGACCTGCCGCCTTTTTGGTCAGCACGTCCATGATGGCGATGAGCTGCGTCGCCGTCAGCTCACGGCCAGCCTCCTTGAAGGCGGCGGTGATCATCTGGCGCGCTTCGCGGCGGCGCTGCGGGATATCGCGGGTCAGCATCTCGCCATAGCCGTCGCCGTCCTCGCCGAAGAGATCGGTGTAGTACTCCTTCGTCTTGTCGTCGACGGCGCGGCGTTCGGCCACCGCGCAGCCAGGACCACCGATATGTTCGTACCCGTCCTCTTCGACGTCGCCTTGGACCTGCTCGATGAGCGGTCCGCGTTCGAGCTCCAGCTCTTCTTCGCCCTCGGGGACCTGGTACGGTGTACCCCAACCCGGCGCTGTCGGTGCGCTCGGCATCTGCTCGCTGAGCGGCGCGCGTTCGAGCGGCAGCTGCTGCGGCGGGAGGTCGCGACCGGACGGTTGTCGGGTCGGCAACACCTCGCTCGGCATGGGGCCGAAGCGGCTCGGCGGGTACTGCTGCGGCTGTTGCCGGAACTGCTCCCGCATCGTTTCCTGTCGGCGTTGCTTCTGCAGCTGCTGCTTCGCCTGCTCTGCTTGCTGTTCCGGCGTCGTCTCGCCGTACCAGCGTTGCTGCATCTCCGCGACGTCTTCTGGTCTGATCCACTCGCGCGGATCGACTTGTGGCGGAGCACCCTCGACTTCGACGTCCGCTTCGACGGGCTCGCCTGGCTCGGTCGGCTCAGCAACGTCCGCCTTGGTGACGTAGTTGCCGTGCTCGTAGGCGCCTGGCTCGTCTTCGCGGGAGAGCGTCGACGGCGAGGACATCGAGTCGTACGCTGCCGACAGCTGAAGGCCTTTGACTTGCCCCAGCGACATCTCGCCCTTGGGACCGTGCATCGCTGCTCGCATCCCGTTCGAGCTCGCCACGACGTAGCCCACCGCCGGCGCCGACCCTCGGCGCAGCACCAGCGACAACCCCTCGGGGCTGAGGAACATCGGTGATCCCTGCTTCACGACAGCGAAGTGCGACACGATGCTGTCGCCCGACGCCTCGGTGGAGGTCTCGACGAAGTCTACATGTGGATTCGCCGCGGCCAATGCGATCAGGAACTCACCCGTCTGGTTGAGCAGCGCCATGCGCCGGTGCGCTTCGCGCTCGGCTTCGCCACCGTCACCGATCTTGCCGGTGCCTTCGATGAGCTCTTGGTGGAGACCTGGTGACTCTGGGTGGTCTGACTGCGGCACCGCCGGGCTGTGCAGCGGCACCATGCCCTGTGCCGTTCGCGGCAGCCCCTCGGGACAATGGATGACCACGCCCAGCTTGCCAGGGTGCGTCGCGTCGGCATCCAGCACCGAAGCACCTGGATACTTGTGCGCGACGTACGCCATGACGTCGGCTTCGCTCGGCTGACGGCCGCCGGATCCCTGCAACGTGATGGCGAAATCGCGTCCGCCGTCGTTCACCGGTAGTGGACTGCGCGTCTCGGTGACACACCCCGCACCGCCGCCGCCTTGCAGCGCGGCCTTGATCTCCGTGCGCTTCTCTGACCGCCGTCGCTGCGTCGACAGCGGTTCGAGTGCCTCGACGGGAATCAATGCTTTCTCACCGCCCTGGCCTGTTGATACAAGCGCGCCCGACGCGCTGAGCTCGTCGAGCACACCCGCGATACGCGCCCCGCCAGGCTGCGTGAACTCCACGCGGTCACCGACGCTGAACCGTCCTTGCGGCGTCTCGACGACCTGCAATCCCGGTCCGTCGCCCATCGACCACAGGTAGTCCTGCGCTTCCCGCAGACGGGGGTCCCCGACTCCGGAAAGGAACTGTCTGTCGGCTGCGGTCAGCCGATAGGGCAGCGCCGGCCGCTGGGGCGGCTGCTGCGTGAAAACATCATCCCGAAGTCGTGCCATGGCCGTCCTACCTATTTCGATCGCACGTTGCTGTACGCGCCCGCGGACTCGGACCCCATCTCTTTCGTCACTGGGTTGTCGCCGGTGTCGCTGTCCTCGCCGAGGTCCTTGTCGCTGTACGACGTGCCCCAACCAGGTCCGGCAGGCGTGAACACTTCACCATCCGCCGGCGGCTTCGGTGCGTCGAACCGCTTCGGGTCTCGTGTCTCCGTGTCCGGCTGCTGCGACGTGTCGGCGCCGCTCGCCCCGGGTTGATCCATCGGGTCCACCTGCGTGTTGACCGACGGGTCGTCGAAGCCTTCGCCGACCCCCGAATCCGGGCCGAGCACGTCATCGCCGTCTCCGAGGTTGACCCAGTCGTCCTGCTGCTCGTTGATCTTCTTCGGCGTCGGACCCTTCGGCTCCTCGGCGCGGCGCCTGTGCGCCAACGTTCCCATCTGCATCGGCGGCTGCCCGACGATCGCCGGCTTCTCGTACAGCTGCTGCACGTAGTCGAAGATCGCGGACTCGGCCATGTGCCGATTCGGATTCTGCTCGTCGCCGAACCGGGTGAGAATCTCGCGTGCCGCTTCGCTCGTCATGAACTTGTCGACCGCGGTCATCTTCCCGAGACGCTCATCGCGGAACCAATTGAACGCGTGCTCGACGCTGTCCAGGTCCGCCTGGGTCAGGATGTTGCCGCCTGAACCGCCCCCGCCTTCACCGTTCTCCATCTCGATGCCGAGCGGTGCTTCGCCCGGTACGATGTCAGCACCCAGTGCCTCGCCGCCCTGTGCTTGTCGCAGTTGCGAATCCACGACCTGCAGTACCTCGGTGCCGTCCATGAACGACGCGATCATCGACCGCGCCATCTGCTCACTGGCGACTTCGAGCGCCGTCCAGGTCACCTTCCCGTCCGGATATCTGATCTGAACGTGCTTGAGCCCCGGACCGACAGGCAGCGATGCCGCGGCCAGTCGCGGTTGAGCCGGCTGCACGTCCGGCATGCTGCCCGGGTCTGTGTTTGCTTCGATGAACTCTGCCTGACCTTCTGCTCCAGCTTGTGGTTGCTGCATCATCCCCATACCGGGTTGCTGCGGCTGCTGCGGTGGCCCCACGTACGTCGGCGACTGCTGTTGCATCGGCACTTGCGCCGGCTGCATCGGGTTGGTCGCGTGCTGCATCGGGGTGCCCATCGGCCCGATCGTCGGAGCCGGTGCGGTCACCGCCATGACGTCGCGGGCCCCGAACTTGTCTTCGAGCACGCGTCGGATGCGTTTGACCTCTGCCTCGCCAGCATTGCGCACCGTGACTTCGAGTTGGCCTGCTCGAACGAGCGCGCCGTTGGTGTGGACCACTTGCTTGATCTCAGTCAGCATGCGCTTCGCGTTGATCTTGCGGTGCTCTTCCTTGCCGGGGATGTCAGCCCTGATGACGTAGCCAGGGAACGCTGTCTGCCCACGCGCTTCGATCTGAATCGCTACCGCTTCCTGTGGCGTGATCCAGCCGCAACCAGCGCAGCGTACGTTCTCTGGCTTGTCGGGCATGAGATACTCGCCCAGATAGCCGCAGTGTCCGCACCCTACGGTGAAGAGTGGCTGTACGCGATAGCCCAACTTCTTGACCGCTGCTTGTCGCTGGCTTGGCTTGAGCGACGCGGCGAACGCCATGAAGTGGCCGATGACCTCGTCGAGGTCCATGAGCGACGCCACGCGCCCGCGGTCGCCGCGGTAGAACTCGACATCGCCGTCTCCGCGCATCGCGAGCCGCGCCGGCCCCACGACCACCTCGCGGCCTGCGAACAGCGCCTCCTCGATCTTGGCAGCGGTAAGCCCCATCTTCGCACAGATCTTCTTGACCTGGGTCGCCGTTAGCGCACGTGCCTTGACCTCGTACTTGTCCGCCGTCGGGTGGTCCTCTTCGGACTCGGCCGGTGGCGGCGTCTGCTTCAGGTCTTTGTCCTCGACCAGGACGTCACGGCCTTGGCTTTGACTGAGCTCCACGTGGTGTTGCACCACGGGTTGTCCAGTAGCCGGCACGTCCACGTTGAACTCAGACCCCTGCTCCGCCCGGATCATGAGGTAGTTGCCGAACATGTCGTCCAGCACCACGAAGGCGATGCGGTTGAAGTCCGGCTGATGCGCACGCACCTCACGCGAATGCCCGCCGCCGTCCGCCGCGCGTAGTCCCCGCGCGATCCGGCGCAGCATCGCCGGCATCCCAGCAGCGCGCACGCGCTCCAACGGCTGCTTCTTCACGACGCCGCCGCTCACAGCGTGTACGCGATAGACGTAGCCGACGCGCGGCGCGCCGGCACGCCGTGCCGCTTCGTTCTCCATACCTGGAGGCATGGGTCCTGGCGCTACGGCGTTGTCGCCTTCCGGCTCCAGCACTTCGAGCGTCACCTTGATCTCACCGCCGGTGACCGGGTCCTCCATGATGACTTCCTCGGAGGGCGCATCGGTCGGCTCGATGGGCTGCTCCTCTTCGAGGAGCGGGTCGGTCATCGCGTAGTCGTCGAGCTGTCCGAAGTACTGCAGCGACGCTACTACGCCAGGCTGAATCTCTTCTGACATGGGCGCCACCTCATCAGGTCCGCCAGTCGGCGGGAACGATTCGCCCGCTTCCGGCGCCGGCTCCGCTTCGCCGAGCTCCACCACGAGCGTCGCGTCTGGCTCGGTCGGGTGCGGCACCTCTTCGATGACCTCGGTCTCTTCCTCGTGCGGAATCTCCTCCTCGATCGGAGGCACACCCTCGTCCAACATCGACGGCTGCGGCTCCCCCGGTGGAGGCATGGCCTGCCCGATCCGCGACAGGATCGGGTCGTCGTACGCTGCCATGCGCGTCAGCGTCCGGTTGGCCACGTCGGCTCCGGTCATAGTGCGCGGGTCCTGTTGCGGCGCGGGCTCGGCCGCCATGTCCGCCATCGCCCGGATGAACTCGCGAGCTCGCCGGTGATTCGGACTGTTGGTGTTGAGCCCGTTGGCGACAACTACCTGCTCGTAGGCGTACTGTCGCTCCTCGTCGGTCGACCCGACGACCTGCGCCGCCATCGGCGCCAGCTTGTGGACCGGCAACGTGTTGAACCCGATCCGCGGGATCTCGCCGTCGATGACCTCGGCGACTACTGACCGCGGGAACTGCCGCGAGTAGTGCTCCCGAACCCGGGCGATGTCGCCCAGCGTCAACACCCCGCCGGCATCCCGGTGCCAAAGCTGCTGCAGGTGAGCAGACGCCATGCGGAGCCCGCGATCCTGCGGATAGCGGCCACGAGCGTTGTTCACGGCCTGATATGCCTCGAACCGCGACACGATGGGCGTCGCGTCGTTGAAGAGGTCGTCGGCCCGCGCCTCCGCCAGCTTACGGCGCAAGACGTCGAGGATCGGGCCCTTGCCCGCCATAGCGGCACGCTCGTCGGCGGCGGCGAGCCTGTCGGCCTCCCGCGTTTGGAAGTTGTGGAGCAATTGCCCGGCGACGGCTGCCAAAGGTCCGTCACCGTGGTCAACGCGCCTACCTGTAAGATGATGCAGAGCGTCCCGCGTTTTCATGATGAGCTCCCTGAGGGTTAGGCTGTCAGAACTTGAACGTCGACGACCTTGCCGCTCGGATCGAACTCGGCAGCGAAGGCGCGCAGAACCGTATTCTCGCGACCGCCCCGAACAACCCGCCCACGGAAGGCGCCCTCGAACGTCAATCCACCGGTGGCAGTCTTAGCCCAGCCGTAGGGAATCACCTGCGCACGGACAACACGAAGTGCATTGTCCTTTGCGGCCCTGCGGAGGCCTTGAACAATCACCTGCGCCACGCGACGTGGGACATCCTTGGTGAAGGTTTTCCCGTAGTCTCCAAAATAGGAGGTCCAGTACTCGACGGCCGTGCTGTCGACAGCTTGCTTTGTGTTTGCCATGACTCGCCAAAACAATAGCGAGTGGGGCTTAGCTAGCCCTAGAAGCGACTATGGGAGGGAAAACGCTGTTTTGGCCGCGAATCGCCGCGTGGACGATGCCTGGCCCATACCTAGCGCGTAGGTTGTCGATCCGGATCCGGACCTGCCGCCGCGAAAGCGCACGCGACGGCGGCAGCCCCGCTGCGTATTCTCCGAGGATCTTCCCCAAGAGGAAGGCTTCGCGGTCAGCCGCCGCGGCCCAACCGTCATCCTCAACCACCAGCGGCGTGATGTCCTGGCCAGGCTGAATCTCAATGATTACGGCATCACAGATCATAGCCTGGGCACTCCGCTCGGCAGGTAGGCTCCCTCCTCCTCCGGTGCGTTCGGATCGGGCGGTTGCGGCACGAGCACCGCCTCCGGCGCCGGCGCGTCTTCGAGCTGCGGCTGCGGCGTGTCCGTCCACTTGACCATCCAGCCCTGCGCTTCGAGCTGCGGCAAGACCGGGTCGAGACGCTGTCCAGCCACGAACACGTGGGTGAGCAGCCCCTCATTGAGCGCTTCCATCAGCTTGTCGAAGAACCGGACAATGCCCGTCCACGAAAAGCCCGCGAGCTCCTTGTCGTCGATGACCAGCACGCGGAGAGGCGACCCCTCGGTGTACGCTGCGGCCAGCGCCGGCACCAACGAGTCGTTCTCGAACCCGCACATGGTGCGCTTGCTGCGTGCCTTTCCTTTGTTGTCGATGACCGTCCAAGCATTCCGGTCCAGGTCGACTGCTGCCCGCAGACCGTCGGGCATGTAGCGATTCACCGTAGCCTCGGCGGTGCTCTTCACCTGCGCGATCAGCTTGTCGCCCGCTGCTTTTGCCTCCTTTTCAAGAGTCTTTGACTCCTCCCGCTCGCGTTTGAGCTTGCGCAGCTTGGCAGTGTCCTCGTCCAGTGCTGCTCGGATGCGCTCGGCGTCTTTGAGCGACGCGATCTGCGCCTGCAGTACCGCCACGGTGGGTCCGGTGTAGCTCTCCACCGCCCCGAGCTGATCGAGCATCCGCCGCACCTCATGCTCGGCCGACTGGA